GGTTAACCTGTTCGCCGGGTTTAAACTGGCATATGATAGTATGATTACATTTGGGGTAAAACAAGTGCCCGAAATTGTGGATTTGGATGACGCTGAAGGCACTTTTACTTGGCAGGATTTTTTAAATCTATCTGAACAACTTAGAAGCAGGCAACTTACTGGTAATGCAGCCCGCGACGCGCTTCGTCATGCAGCAGAAACATGCCATGCTCTAACGTGGAACAAATTCTATCGTAGAATTTTACTTAAAGATATGCGTTGTGGTATAAGTGAAACAACAATTAATAAAGTATTAAAGAAAATTGGTAAAACAGATAAGACAGCATTAAATTATGTAGTTGAAGTATTTGAAGTGCAGCTTGCGGCGCCCGGCGAATTAGAAAATATTACTGGTGAACAATATTTAGATGTTAAACTAGATGGTGTTAGAATAACCGCTATACTTGATAAAAGCATTAATGCAGTCACTCTTTACACTAGAAATGGCAAAATTAACAATAACTTCACACAAGTTGAACAAAGTCTTCTAAAATTAATGGAACAAATTCCGGGCAGTATAGTTTTGGATGGCGAAATGAAAAGTGAAACATTTCAAAAGTTAATGAAACAGGTTAATAGAAAGAAAAACGTAGATACAAAAGATGCTGTATATTGTGTTTTTGATATTGTTCCTCTTGATCATTTTATGAAAGGAATTAGTAAAATTCCTCTTAGAGAAAGGCAGGAAGCACTTGAAAGCATGGAAGCATTATTTCAAGAATTTTGCGTTCAAAGCGATAAACCAAATGTTGTGGCTATACCAAAATTGTTAACTGATTTATCAACCCCGGAAGGCCGCCGCAACATGTTTGAATTTAATCAAGAAACAATTGATGCAGGCTATGAAGGTATTATGGTCAAGGATCCTGGCGGGTTTTATGAGCGCAAACGAAATAAAAATTGGTTGAAAGTAAAGCCCATCATTGAAGTTTCCCTTACAGTTAACGGTGTTGAAGAAGGTACTGGCAGAAATTTGGGTAGAATGGGTAACCTAAACTGTTCAGGACATGACTTAGGCTACCCAATACAAGTATCTGTTGGTAGCGGTTTTAGTGATAAGCAACGTGATGAATTTTGGGCTAACAAAGATTTAATTCCCGGGCAAATAGTAGAAATTATTGCAGATGCTGTTACAAAAGACCAAAGCAATGGTGAATGGTATAGCCTACGTTTTCCTAGATTTAAAACTTTTAGGGGTTTTGAACAGGGGGAAAAAATATAATGGATTATTATAATTTTCGACCAAAGAAGATAAACAACATAGAATATTGGCGTTTATCAAATGACTGTTATGATAATAAATCTTGGTTGTGGCGTAAAATTAAAGACAAACAGCATGGATTATGTTTTTTGGGAAAAGATTATCATGAAATAAAAGAAGAAATTAAAAGTATATTGTTCAAATTAAAATTATCTGCGGTACATGCAACTTATGTTCAAAGATCATATGTGGGTATGGGAGATGTTGAACGCAGCATTTGGTTTTCAAGTGACGAAGATTTCAAAAATGCCGTTGATTTATTAGAGAAAGAACAAGTTAATGAATAATTTTTTTAAGGACAAGCGTATAGGATTTTGTTGTAAATGGAAGGGGTGGGATGAAGAAAGTAAAAAACTAGAAAGTGATTATAATTTTAAAGGAACTACTCTAACGTATATTAAAAAATTAAAAACTCGTAAAGAACAATTTGAAAAAGTTTATTATTTAGTTGAACATAATTTAAAAAGTTTACATTTAATATTTGATTGGCTTGGTAAACAACCAAAAACCCTAAGAATGTTTAGAATGGGCAGTGACTTGCTTCCTTTTTATACTCATGATGATTTTTTGTGGGTATATAAGGAACAACCCATGTTAGATCTGTTACACAAAGAGTTACCCGTATTGGGAGATAAAGCTAGAACAAATAAAATTAGATTAAGTCTTCATCCAGGGCAATTTTGTATTTTGAATAGCAAAAGCTCTGATGTTATTCGACGAGCCGTAATGGAATTTGAATATCATGTTGATGTAATGCGAATGATGAATTTTTCGGGTTGGCATCCATATGGCATGGAAATCAATGTTCATGGTGGTAGTAAAGAAATGGGCTTAACTCCGTTATTAGAAACTATGAAAACATTGTCTGAAGAAGCTAAGAATTGGATTAGTATTGAAAATGACGAATATTGTTTTGGTATTTCGGATTTGCACCGGTTAGCAGACCAATACGCAATTTTATTGGATGTTCACCATCATTATATTGCCAGCAAAGGCGAATTTATTGACGTTAACGATGCAAGGGTAATCCCATATTTGAATTCTTGGCGTGGCATAACCCCGGAATTACATTTTTCTGTTTCTCCTGAATATGTTCTTAAGGAAAATATAAGCAATTTACCGGATTACAATTTTTTATTAAGTGAAGGATTTTCTAGAACAGATTTAAGAAAACACAGTGATATGACATTTAACCAAGCTACAAATGATTGGGTATTGAGTTTCTCCGATACATTTGATATTTGTGTTGAAGCAAAGCATAAAAATTTAGCCAGTGTTAATTTGTATAACCGCATGATAAAACTTGAATTAAATACTAATAGATAAAATAACCAGATTTTAATAAATATCTAAAGTATTTAATATTATGGAATATTTTTTAATGTTTGCTTGGTTAAAAGACAATAAGGATGCTCTTGCGACATTTATAGCGATAGGGAGTATTATCGTTACTGGGGTAGTTTGGACTTTTAATCATCAATATAATCAATATATTAGAATAGGGATTTTAGAACAGAATATAAGTACGTTGCAACGCAGTTTTGCATCGTATCATAGAACTTTATTGCTCACAGAATTGGTTAAGGTTGATCAAGAAATAGCGGAACTTCAAGAGAAAAATACATTAAATGCAGAGGAAAGATCAACACTTGTTGATTTATTGGTAAAACAACAGGTATTAACCCGAGAAATTGCCGAAATAGGAGCAGCTAGATGAGCATAGCTAATGAGATAATAATGATGGTTACTGCCGCAAGTTTTGGCTTTACGATCGCAACGGGGATAAATTTTACTTATTTTGAAAATATTACAACGGAAACAAAAAATCATTCTAGCAATGAGTTTACTGCTCGTATCCCAGATTTTTGGAATAAATATGCAGATATACGTAGAGTGACCGATAATGTAGTTAAAAAAACACATAAACATGTGTTATGTGTGGTAATTGATGCAGATGAGATTTGTGTTCCCAAAATAGAATAAATATTGAACTTATCACATAAAAAATATACTTTCATATTATAAACCACAATATGGAGTTTTAAAATGATAAATTTAAACGCAGAAGACATGGCCAAACTAAAAAGATTGGTATCTCTTGGTGTAACAACAAAGCAGGAAGTAAAAGATTTAAATGATAGTCTAAAAGAAACTTTGGATGAAGTTACTAAAGACTTGGATCTTGACAAAAAAATAATTCGCAAAGCTATATCTTTGGCATTCAAAGCTTCTCAAAAAGGAGATAAGGATCAACTCGTTGAAGAAGAACGAGATACATTAGATGAAGTTTCTGCATTACTTGACACTATAGGCAAAATGTAAAAGTCATTACAAGTACGGATTATAATAAAGGAAGTTTAACTTCCTTTATTATTTTATTATTTTTCTAAATAGTTATATTGATAAAATTTATTTTAAAAGATTCAGCAACCAACCAGGGTAAAAATCCTTCTCGGACTAGCTATGAAAAATTACGCGAAGTTATTTCATTTGGAAGCAAAAAAGACGGTGGCCGACAAATTGACGGTGCCGAAAAGAAACATTTGGACTTTGTGTAACGTATGGTTTAAAGAGGTTACACAGAAAAACAAGTTAAACGACTTGATGAATAGTAAATAGGGGGTAAACAAAAGCACATGACGAACGGTATAGATATAATCAAAGCAGTTAGAGATATGCTTAGTGAAAATTCACTAAGTATTCCTAATGAAATATATGAATTTTTAGATGAACTAACTCCAGATGATGTTGGCCGAGAGATTTTTGAAGGTGGCTGGATCGTGCGCTTTGAAGGATTTTCGGATGTTTGCATTGCGGATGTTGAAGACCGATTAAAATTGCCCGATACGGATAATAGACATTTGGCAGCTTTTGAAGATGTGTTTGACGAAGTACTTCGTCAATGGGTAAAAGAAGAAGGCATAGAATCAATAGATTGGGGTTTTGTTGGAGATGAAAATTATCCAATTCAATATGCGATATTTTTTAAAGGAAACTAATGAGTGCCATAATTATTGATAGGCGTTTAAATTCAAAAGTAAAACATCTCGGAAATAGGCAACGTTAAAAAAAAATAAATTCATCAATAAAAGATTCTATTAATAATAAAACATTTGATGACAAATGGCCAAAGACTTACAAAAAGCAGTGCTAAAGCATTTACATATTTAAAATATCTTTGGAGGTACAATGTTGTGTTGGAAACTATTGATCCTGTTACAAACTCTATCATTAGTTCAACTTCTATTTAATAATGATTAAATTCTAATGCTGTTATATAATCTAAGTTAAATAGAAAGGATTAAATTTAGATGTATGTTGATGCGTATTATTCAAAAGAAGATAATGAAATATGGGTAGTTGAACGGCACAAAACAAAGCGCGAATACGTTAATTATCCTATTGAATATGTAACTTATTATGATGACCCAAATGGCAATTTTAAAAGTATTTTTGGAAATAGGGTAAGTAAATTTTCTACTACTTCATATAAAGAATATCAAAAAGAATTAAAATTATTAAATAATAAAACCCAATATGAAAGTGATATTAATCCAATATTTCGTGTATTAGAAGAAAATTATAAAGGGTTGCCTTCTCCGGAATTACATGTAGCATTTTTTGATATTGAAGTAGATTTTAATCCACAACGCGGATTTGCTCCGGTTGAAGATCCGTTTAGCCCAATAACTGCTATTTCTGTTTATTTGAGTTGGATTGGTAAAAATATTACATTATGTTTGCATCCCGATACATTAACATATGATGAAGCACAATCATTATTGAATGGGTTAGAAGACACTTATATTTTTGAAAATGAAAAAGAACTTTTAGAAACATTTTTGGAAGTAATTGAGGACAGTGATATTATTTTGGGATGGAACAGTACTAAGTTTGATATTCCGTACATTGTTAGAAGAATAGAATTAGTATTATCAAAAGAACATACACGAAAAATGTGTTTATGGGATTTACTTCCGAGAAAAAGAAAATTTCTACAATTTAAAAAGGAATATACCACATATGAATTGCATGGGAGAGTTCATATGGACTATTTAGATTTGTATAAGAAACATTCCATGCAAGAACTACATACATATAAACTTGATTATGTTGGTGAAATAGAAATTGGTGAAAATAAAATCCCATATGAAGGCACATTGGATGATTTGTGGAAAAAAGACTATAGAAAATTTATAGAATATAACAAGCAAGACGTTATGATTTTGGTTAAAATTGAGCAAAAAAAGAAATTCATCAGTTTGGCCAACCAACTTGCTCATACCAATACTATACCAATTCCAACCACTATGGGGTCAGTTGCTCTAATAGAACAAGCTATCATTAATGAAGCACACGCCCAAGGATTAATAGTACCAAATAGAAAATCAACAGATGATAAAATAAATGATGTTGAAGAAATAGAAGAAGAGGACGACGATGCTGATTCCAATGATGCAGTAGCAGGTGCGTATGTTGTTGATCCTAAAACTGGTATACATGATTGGATTGGATCTGTTGACATTAATAGTCTATATCCGTCAACTATTAGAACATTTAATATGGGTCCCGAAACACTTATTGCACAACTGCGGCCAACTCTTACTGAAGAATATTTGAAAAGAAAAGTTGCTGACGAAAATATTTCAATGACCACCGCATTACATGATTTATTTGGTACGTTGGAATACCAAGAAGTAATTAAAAAATCTAATACAAAAATTTGGATAGACTTTGAACAACCAGAAAAAGAAAGTTTTGAACTTACTGCTCACGAAATTTATGACTTAATATTTGAAAATGATAGTGGTTGGTGTATTACTGCAAATGGTACCATCTTTAAGACTGATAAAGCTGCTGTCATACCAAAGCTGTTGGGTGATTGGTATGCAGACCGTAAAGTTATGCAAAAGAAAAGTAAGGAATTATTTGGTCAAGTAGATGACGTGCCCACAGAAGAAGAAAAAAAGAAAATAAAAGATGAAGCAGAATATTGGGACGTTCAACAATATTTGCGTAAAATTCTACTCAACAGTTTATATGGGGCGTTACTTAATCCATACTGTAGATTTTTCGATAAAAGAATAGGGCAAAGCGTTACATTGACCGGTCGTTGCATTACCAAACATATGGGCAGTAAAATTAACGAAATTTTAACTGGAGAGTATGACCATATGGGAGATGCTATAGTATATGGAGATAGTGTTGTTGGTGAAACCATAGTTGAAACAAATTATGGGCCTATGAAAATAGAGGATTTGTTTGAACAATGTAGAATACGCTGGGCTGCAACACATGACGAAGAACGTTTATATTCTGTAGACAAATATTTTAAAGTTTTAACTTATAACCCTGCAACAGGTGAAAACTATTATTCTGATATTGATTATGTGTATAAACATGATACCGATAAAGATATGTATGAAATTGAGGATGATTACGGAAATAAAGTGATTGTCACAGAAGATCATAGTATAATGGTTGAGCGTGATGGTGAACTTATTGAGGTAAAACCCATTGATTTAATGGAAAGTGATAAATTAATTTCATTAAAATAATTAAGTATAGTTATAATTAATAAACTATACTTATTAAGTATTTTTACGGGGATAATTGTATCTGCATAATAAGGAAAAATTAGAATGAATAGAAAAAATATTAATCGTTTAAAACAGGCATTATATAATGCTCCTAGTGATAGCCTCACGGATAAATTAAAAGAAAGTATGTTAGATAGATGTAGGAATGAAATTATACATCAAATAAATCGAGACGGCCCAACGCATGATGGACATTTTTCTATTACGACATCAATTTCGTATACTGATTTAAAAAATGAAATTATAGCTGATAAAACAGATATTGGAGTGTTTATTAAAGATCAGTTAAGTAAAGAAATTCCATATACATTTACCGTTATAGTAAATTAATAAAATGATTAAATGTTTGGAATGTGGGTTTGAATCATCTAGATTGCAATGGACTCATTTTAAATATAACTGTACTGGAAAATTTAATAATGGTCGAGAATATATGGCCGCCTATCCGAGAGCAAAAGTTGTTTCAGAAGAATTAGCCAAAAAAACTGCCGTTACTTTGGAAACATTGATTAACAAATGGGGCAAAGAAGAAGGTGAAAAACGTTGGCAGGTTTATAAAGAAAAACAAGCTAAATCAAATACATTCGAATACAAAAAAGAAAAGCATGGATGGACTAAAAACCAATTTGATGATTATAATAAATCAAGAGCAGTTACTCTATCAAATATGATTGAACGCCATGGTGAAGAACAAGGATTAGTTAAATGGCAAGATTATTGTGATCGACAAGCATTCACCAATACATTAGATTATTTTGTTGAACGAGAAGGCAGTAGAGAAAAGGGTTTAGAAATTTGGTTAGCAATTAATCAAGAAAAATCAAAAGTTCAAGACCCCAAATATATTATGCAAAAATATAACGTATCATTTGATGAAGCACTAGAAATATTGTCTGCTCAACGAACTGCTAGTTTTATTTCACAATCAGAAAAAGATTTTGTTGATTGGTTAGAAAAAGAACTAGGATATGAATTTAAATATACATATAAAACAAGGCAATTCTGCAAATGGAGTGATAAACTTAATCAACCAGTATTTTATGATATTGTAGATCCTTATTTAAAAATTTGTATTGAATTTAATGGCGATTATTGGCACTGTAGACCAAAAGATTGGTTTAGCCGCCGCAAAGAAATACATCCATATTTTAACAAAACACCAGAGGAAATATGGCGCCATGATATTAAAAAAAGAAAAATAATGAAAAAACTAGGATATAGATATATTATAATATGGTGGAGTGATTGGAAAAATGGGTTACATAATATTTTATCGGAGATAAAGATATGATTTTGGGCGTAGGGTTAGATGTTATTTTGCCGCTATTAATAGGTGTTATAGGCACCGTAGTGACATTCGTTGCATATAGATATGCAATTAAAATAACAGAAAAAAATAATAAAATAGAAAAGAAAAAAGAAATACAACAAATTATTGAAGAAATTGACGTAGTCATTGATGATATAATTTTTTTATTAAAAATTAAAACACCAAATATTTTAAAAGTTTTTAAAACAACTGTTGATTGTACAAATTATTATAAACACAAAGGACAACTAAACACTTCCTTTAATGATGATATTATGGTAGCGATAACTGAATTATTTAATATCGAACAAAATAAATGTATAGTTGATTTTAATGATACAATGTATGTTAAGAAAAGAAAAATTAAATATATCAAATTTAAACTTGAATTGAAATATAAATCACATTTATGTATGAAAGGATTCAGCCAATTATTTTATGATTTAATCGTAAAATTGCGTGCAATTGAAAAAGAACTAAGTAATGGTTCTATTGATATAGAAACTGTAGAAGCACATTTTGAATCGATAAAAGAAAATTACAAATATATAATATTCAACAATAAAGCACAGGAAGTATTAAATGATAAAAGTATCTAAATTAGGCAAACTCAATAAACCAGTTTATGATATTTCTGTTAATAAAGAAACACCATATTTTTACGCTAATAATATATTAGTTCATAATACAGATAGTTCTTATTTTAGTTTAGATAGTGCTTTGAAAAATAATAAAGAGTTATCCAAACTATATGAAAGTTTTGATATCAATAAGGATTCAATGGTTTGTTTATATGATGCGGTGGCGGACGAAGCAAACGCCAGTTTTGATGGATTTTTACAAAATAATTTTAATGTTAATACTGAATTTGCGGTTATTAAAGCCGGTAGAGAAATTGTTGCAAGTAAAGCTCTATTTATTAAAAAGAAAAGATATGCTGCTCTTGTATATGACAAGGAAGGCACAAGAAAAGACAAAGGCAATAAACCCGGCGAAGTAAAAGCCATGGGGTTAGATCTGAAAAGAAGTGACACGCCAAAATATGTTCAACAATTTTTAGAACATATTTTGGAATTAGTTCTAACCAATGGTACTGAAAAAGAAGTAATAGAAGAAGTTAAAAAATTTAAAACAGAATATAGAGATAAACCGGCATGGGAAAAGGGAACACCCAAAAAAGTTAATGCATTGACCGATTATACAGCAAGATACAATCAGAGTAGAAACCCCGATGAATTAATGGATTTACAAGCTCGAATGGTTAGAGTAAAAACTACAAAAGAACGAGACAAAATAAAAAAGGATATAGAAAAATCAAGACGTATAACTGTACCAGGGCATGTTATGGCAAGTATTGAATACAATAAACTACGAAAAATGAATAATGATCAATATTCTATGCCTATACAAGATGGGCAAAAAATTATTGTCTGTAAGTTAAAAGAAAATCCAATGAATGTTAAGAGTGTGGCGTATCCCATCGATGAAACCAATTTACCAGACTGGTTTAAGAAATTACCATTTGATGATGAGTTAATGGAAGAAACAATTGTTGATAAAAAAGTATTTAATTTATTATATGTGTTGGGGTGGGATTTATCAATGGCCGACAATTCTACGACTTTTGGCGACTTTTTTAGTTTTGACACATAAATTTATAATTTGATTTAATTTTTCATTTGCTTTAAGTTAACGTAAATTGCTGTAGGAAGTGTGATGAAAAAAATAATATTATTAGATGTAGATGATGTTTTATTAGATTGGTATTCTGGATTTAAAAGATATATGACACATTTGGGATATATTGAAAATGAAAACAGAGAATACGATCTATCAAAGAGATTTTCTACCACAAAAAAACAGATGGAAAAAATAATTAAAACTTTCAATAAGCGTTGGGAATTTGGTACCTTGGATCCGTTACCAAATGCTGTTGAGAGTTTAGCAAAATTAAAAAAATTAAATTTTTCATTCGTAGCTATTTCTTCATGTTCAACAGATCTTGCGACAATTGCCCTTAGACGAAGTAATTTATTTTGGGTATTTGGCGATGTATTTGAATCCGTTCATTGTATTAATTTGGGTGAGAGCAAGGAAACGCACTTGGCAGATTACAACCCAACTTGGTGGATAGAAGATAAATTTGAAAATGCGTCGGCGGGATTAAAATATGGGCATAAACCCATATTGATAAATCAACCATCAAATCAAGGCAAATATCATGATGACATACTAAGAGTAAACAATTGGTGTGAAATTTATGAACACATAACAAATAGTGACTAATTTAGAACAATATATTATTATAAATGAAATTAAAACTTTAGGAGGTTGATAATGAGAGAAGTTATTTCTGATGTTGTAAAGCATACAGGTGGTTTAGGATTCATTGATATTGTTAAGATAACAGGGTCTGATACTGAAACTAAAATTGAAGCAATGGATAACGATAAAACCGTTATTGTTAAGGGCAAACTTAATGAACCATTGGCTGAGTTTGAAGGTGAATTTGGAATGGGCAATCTATCATTAATTAAGGGGTTGGTTGATCACGCTAATTTTAGAACAGATGGGGCAAAAGTTGAAGTAATACGAGAAACAGACCCAACAAATGCTAATCAACAAATTCCAACTGAGATGCTTTTTATAGACGAGCAAGGGCAAGATGCATCATACAGATTTATGAGCACACAACTGGTTCCTTCGCAAGCCAAGTTTTTGGGAACAACTTGGGATATAACTGTTAAACCAAGTAAATCCAAAATTTCCGAATTTTCTAGTTTTGCAAGTTTATATTCAGCTTTCGAAACACTTTTTATGGTTGATGTTCGTGAAGGAAATTTGCGTTTTAATATTGGTGATCCGAGCGGCAATTCACATAAAGCATCTGTAATTATTGAAAAAGAAGTTGAAGGCAAAATGAGCGCCGGCCTTTATTGGCCAATTTCGCAAGTTCTTAACATATTAAAATTGGGCATTGATGAAAATGTAAAAATGAATTTTAGTTCAAAGGGCGCGCTAATGATTGAATTAAGTAACGATATTAGCAGCTATCAATACATATTACCAGCCAAAAAGAGATAAAATGAGCAATTTAATAGAACTTAAGTTAAAATATGGTGTAGTTATTATTCAAATGTTTAGGGATAAGGCACCCAAGCATTGTCAAATAATTGAAGCACTGGTTAATGGCGGATTCTATAATGGATTGAAATGGCATAGAGTGTTAAATGGTTTTATGGCGCAAACTGGGTGTCCGTTTGGCATGGGAACAGGTGGTATTAATTATAAAATTCCAGCTGAATTTAATAATTTGAAACATATCAGAGGAACAGTTAGTATGGCTAGAAGCGAAGATGTTAATTCGGCTTCTAGTCAGTTCTTTATATGTTACAATATTCATCCCGATTTGGATGGGAAATATACCATTTGGGGGCAAGTGTTGGAAGGTATGAATTTTGTTGATCAAATAAGAAAAGGCGATCAAAAACAAAATGGAATGGTTAAAAATCCAGATATAATTGGATATATGAGAATGATAGAGGAGTAATATATTATGATGGATAATGGTAAAAAAACAATGATTTGGGTTAAATTTCAAAAAGAAGGTATTCATCAATATCTTGCTGCACTTGAAGATCCAAAACTAGCTGGTGTGTCTTTTTTGGGATATCCGCATCGACATATATTTCACTTCACGGTTGCCATAGAAGTATTTCATAACGAACGTGATATAGAATTTATTCTCTTTAAAAGAGAATTAGAACAACTATATGGTAATAGTACTCTATCTTTGGATAATAAATCCTGTGAAATGATCAGTGATGACTTGGCGAACTATATTCAAACAAAATATCCAGGTAGAAGTGTTGAAATAGAAGTAAGTGAAGATGGAGAAAATGGCAGCAGAATAACTTATCCCAAATTTGCGTATAAATCTGTTATGGAAGAATAATATGAATATTTGGATTTTAGCATTGGAAAATGTAGAAACTCGGTATACATGTGAATGGTTTTATTCTATACCAGAATCAATAAAAAACAAGTTAAACGAAATTAACAAATCCGCAACGGTTTCAACTAACTTTATTTCTATCACACCCGTAGATCATAATATCATTACATTAACAGGAAACATTGATAAACATGAAACAACCAACGGTGCATTTTTAAATTTTGCTTCAACTAATATGTGGAAATCAAGCCAATTAGAAAAACTTGCAGGTTATTTTTCTAGAGGAGACATAATCGATGGTGATCAATTCTTAATAACAGATGCTTGGAACCCTTGTATTTTACAACTTAAGTATATGATTGATTTGTTGGGTTATCAAAATTGTAAAATTCATGCGATATGGCACGCCGGGCAATATGACCCATACGATTTTTTGGGCAGGTGTTTGCCTGATAGAACATGGGCTAAAGAAACTGAAAAATCATTATTTTATGCTATTGATTATAATTATTTTGCTACAGAATTTCATGTTGAGTTGTTTAAAAAAAATGTTTTTGACAATTTATTACCCGATGAACTGAACAATAAAATATGTTTATCCGGACAGCCACATGAATATATGGTAGAAACTATTTCAAAATTTAGTCATATGACAAAAGAAAATATTGTAGTATTTCCGCACAGGGTAGCCCCTGAAAAAAATACAGATATGTTTAGGCATTTATCTAACAAATTAGTTGATTATGAGTTTATTGTATGCCAAGATCAAAAATTATCTAAACCGCAATATCATGAAATAATGGGCAAAAGTAAAATAATGTTCTCGGCAAGTATGCAAGAAACTTTAGGTATCGGAGCAATGGAGGCCATACTTGTGAATTGTGTCCCATTAGTTCCGGATAGACTGAGTTATTCAGAAATGTATATTAACTTTTTTAAGTATCCCAGCCAATGGACAGAAAGTTGGGACCTTTTTATTGCAAATTTGGATAATATCACAGAACTTATACGTGAAAAAATATCTAATTATAATTCTAAAGAAACAAAACATGCAATCAAACAGCAAAAAGAAATATTATTGGATAATTATCTTACTGCTGATAATATGTACAATAAAATTATGTATAAATTGGAGCCGCAATAATGGGTTACAACAATAAAATTAATGTTTATGAAGAAAATAATATTTCAATTTTATTACATAAGTTGCGAGAGTTTAGAGATCAAGTAGATGTCACCAAAGATGTATCAGAAGTAATTGATAATCTACAAAACGCGGTAGACTTGGCTCGCAAAAAGCAATATGAAATGGAAGTTATATCTTTTTTTGCATTCTTTTCAGATCATGAAACTATTAATGAACAGCGGCGACAATTATTTTTTACTACCAAAATGGTGTATGATGATAAAATAAAAGAATTATTAAAATATTATGAAGAGTCGGTTCAATCAAATGTAATAGCTACCTCAGTATCTAGATAAATAGAAGGTAGGAAAAATACTGGCGCAATTGCAGATTTATGGCAGCAATGGACAAATTCTTTTAGAAAATTAAGAGCAATAAAAAGGAATAATAATGTTTAAATCACCGTTTGAATAGGTATACAAATACCTTTTACATTCAAATAACTAAAAAGTATTAATATGGTGTTGAATTTGATTCACCTTCATGGAATAAGACTAGAAAATATGTTTAAACGGAAAAACATACTATTATAATAAATCCAAATATATATTGAATGGCAAAAATAGATTAAAAATATTTAAAAATAACTGGTATAATGTTATATACAAATGGGAGTCTGAATTATGAAATTAAAAGTACCCTTCTCTTGGTGGCCAGGTCATTGGGGTCTTCGTGGTGAAATACGAGATCGCGCAAAAATCTATTACGAAATTGATAATCCATACGATCAAGAATTGGCTATTCTTAAACTTTCAATTAAAGATGCTCGAGAGTTGAGTTTAGCTAAATTGGGTTTAGATATAAAATACAACCGTATAGATATTATTGAATTTGAAAAAGAAAAAGCCAAAATCATATATAAAGATGATGAAAGACAATTCAATTTAAAAATGCTTGAAATACAATTTAGGTTTGAAAATATGCCCGAGCTTACTTATAAAAAAGAAGTAGCAACATTAAACAGTGAACCCTGGGTTGGCATTTTATCAAGTTCATATGATAAAAAGCAGGGACTTGGTGGGTTAGAATTTGAATTAGATTGGAATGAATTTTTTATTATCTTTCTAACAGAAAATGGCTACAAGGGAGTAAATGATCAAACTGTGGTTGAAGAATGGTTTAATGATTTATGCAAAAGTGTGGTAGCCGAAGATGGATTGGATGAATATTTATCTGCAATGGAAAATGAAAATCTATCGTCAACGGGAATACTGCCTGTTATTAATAAAAAGGATTTGGGCGGCGATAGAAGTGAATTTTCGTAATCTTGGTTGACAATCTTTTAAAAAAATGTAATAATACATTATTCACTAATATAAGGTAGATCGTCATGTCTAAGACATTTATACTGATTGATTTAAACAATCTAATACATCGTGCAAAACATGCTACCCAACATGGAGATGTATCAATAAAAATTGGCATGAGTATGCATATACTTTTTAACAGCATTTCAAAAATGTGGAAGAAATTTAAAGGAACGCATGTTGTGTTCTGTTTGGATGGCAAGAGTTGGCGTAGAGAAGTTTATGAAAGTTATAAACTAAGTAGGCGATTACAGCAAGCTACTAAAAGTATTAAAGAACGAGAGGAAGATGAATTATTTTATGAAGCATATAATGATTTAATTGCCTTTTTGACTGAAAAAACTAATTGTTCAGTATTAAAAAGTCCGGGGCTTGAAGCAGATGATTTAATCGCATGTTGGGTTAAAAAACACCCAGATGATATGAACATTATTATTTCAACTGATAGTGATTTTTGTCAATTACTTGCTGATAATGTTGAGATTTATAATGGTGTTACTAATATGCGTATCACGGTAAGCGGCGTATATGATGACAAAGATAAATTATTTGAATTCACTCTAAAGAATGATGGAAAAATAAAAGTAGGAAAGGCTAATCCGAACTTCGTACCAGCAGCTGATTGGATTGAGTGGGCAAAGTTTTCTAAGATTATTAGAGGCGATGCTGGCGATGGGATATTCACTGCATATCCCAAAGTGCGCCAAACGTTATTGCGTAATGCTTTTGAAGATAGAAAAAACAAAGGCTATATTTGGAATAATTTGATGTTACAAACGTGGAAAGATCACGAAGGAAATATACATCGTGTTTTGGATGACTATAATCGTAATATGATGTTGATTGATCTGGTAGAATTACCCGATGAAATAGTAGAATTGGCCGCTGCTGTGATTGATACCGAAATAACAGCTAAAAATATTCCTAATATTGGTATTTGGTTTATGAAATTTTGCGGCAAACATGATCTAACTAGACTAGCCCAATATCCTGATCAATTCGTACAATTTTTGGCCGCAAGGTATGAATAATGTATAAAGCCAGAGATTTAAGACGTTACCACAGACGAGTATGGTTGCCAAATAATGCTAAGTCTATGATACTGGAGTTTAAGAAGCAATTACCGTTTGTTGATTTGACGGCTCATGCTGCTAAGGAAATGGCTAGAGACAAAGGAGGGATGATTCCTCTACCAACTAAAGAAGAACTTTTTGATCGAGATAACGAATTAGTTGAA